CAAAATTTCAATTACTTCAACATAAAGTTTTTTGGCACATAGGAAATTTTCATAAAACATTCCATCGGTGTCTTGTGGTGTGCCGCTCGTGGTAGTTCGTTTGGGGCTATCAATGTGTAATATGTCATTGCCTGCTATAAATAAAATTCGGTCAATATTAAATCCTTGTGATTTCTGAATGATTCCTTTCACCCCTTCCAATACTCGTTTAAATGCGATGTTTGAATTATATTCGTCACCGGTCTCATAATCTGTTGAAAGTTTTCCAATATGGATGTCGGCGGGGTCAACGACTAAAAGATGTCCGTCTTCAATATTTTTTCGCTCGATTTCCGGATAAATCGGCGAATACTTTTGCATTTCGTCAATGATTTCATCCCGTAAGTCTTCGTAAGTTTTGACCGATTGGTCCATTTTAACCGCGACGGAATATTCCTTTGTTTTATCCCAATACAATTTGACGTCACTTATTTCAATTCCGCGTTCGTCGCAATGTTTTGCAAGGCCGGCATGGTCCGATTTTAACCGGTCTTTAGATTCGTACCGTCCTAGGTTTTTAGCGATGGCTTTGTAATTGTCATATTTGTAAATTTCACAAATAATTCGGGCCGCTTCGTTGGACCCTAACCCCTTGGACCTTTTTAATTCAATCGTTTCGTCTATTAATTCCCGATATGATTTCATTTTGTTATGATTAAATATGTAAGAAATCCGGTAATTATTAATAATGAATTTCTTTGCCACCCATTTCGTGACCGTTTCTTTTCGCTTATAAGCAATGATTTTTGCAATTCATATACATTCGTTTGTCTTGATGCGCTTTCTCTCTCTAAAATCGAAATGTATGCCTTTTGAATACTATCTTTTCGCGTTAGTAATTTACGTTCCTTTAAGTCGTGAATAATTGTGTCCGCTAAACCTGCCGACAAAGTTATTGACCTACCGATTTTTGGTGTAATCTTTAAAGAATTTTGTGCGCGTGCTATCTGCGTAAGCAAAAGGAATGCTAACAATAGCGGAATCGATAAAAATGATTTTCTTTTCATACGGGTTCGTCGGAATAAGTGCAACATTTTCCGGTTTTTTAGTCGGATTAAATGCGCAACGGTTTACAATAATTGCTGAAAGCATAAGAAAGCCAAACATGGTTACGGCTTTAATAAGGTTTGTATATTGGTCGATGTTCATATTTTAGCCAATTGAAAGTGCATCCCGTCCTTTCGCTTCCACTCCCCACCCCAATCGAATCCGGATGACGTAAAACATTCAACAAATTTTTTTGATAATTGTGGGATTTGATTCAATCCATTTTCGAACGCATTTACATCGATGGCAATACCCCATGAATGCAATGACATTGACGGTAATCCACGCTTGTTGCGAATGTTAAAACATCCGTCCCACGTTTTTAATTCTTTGACGCATCCGGTTTTTATTAGCTTTTCGAATGCTTGCGACAATGGGGCAACTAAATCTTTGTTGCAATAGATTCTTTTTGGAATGACCCCAATTTCTAAATGCGTAGGAACATCCCAAAGAATTAAATTAGGGTTCCCGTTAATTGCGGGTCCGTATTTCTTTTGGGCTTGTTGCGATGTTACCATTATTTTTCGGATGCCGGTGTTTTCTTAACTCGAACTTTTGTGAATTTATCCAAATCAAGTTTTGATTTTAAATCTGAATTTTCAGCGCGTAGGCTATGAACTTCTTTTGTAAGTAATTCAACCTTTTCACTTAATTCGTCAACTCGTTGTGACATCTTTTCGGCGGTATCTTGCCACATTTTTACGGCCTTGTCTACATTGTCCAACGCGTTTCCTTGTACTTCAATGTTTTCCTTTTTTCGCCCTACTAAATAAGTGACAAACGATGCGATTCCGCCCGTGATTGATGGTACAATAATGTCATCAAAACCCATTTTACTATTTGTTTAAATTGTTAAAATTCTATTTATAACTTCCGCCACCTATCCATAAAACTAAACTCTTGCGTGTTCCTTTTACCATAGGGGTAACCTTGTGCAACATAAAAGACGGGAATAACATTACATTTCCAATCCCTTTTGGGGCAATTGTTGTGTCATTGCTATTCCACAAAACTAACTCGCCACCATCATAATCGTCGGCTTCCGACAATTGAACCACCATTGAAATCTTTCGGTGATTAATTGTATTTGGGCCGATATCCATGTGCCAATCATAATGGCCTCCTTCTTCTTCATATTCGGTAAACTGAATCGAATCAACAACCCCATGTAAATCAAATTTCCATAATGCGTCGTTTGCCTCCACGGCCATTCCAATCAATTTTTCATAAAGCCAATGTGATTCAATATTGTGGTGAATCCATTTAACTTTTGATTTACGAACTGAATCGTCACTATTTCCAATCGTTTCCGCCTTGCTATATTCGTACAAATTTGCAAGGTTTTGAATCCACTCAATTTCCTCGTCTGAAAATGCTTTTGCGAATGTGTAATAATTAGTTTGGTCAATCTTTGAATCGGTTTCGAATAAAAGGGCTTTTATCATTTTTGCAAGGTTTGGTTTAATAAATATTCCAATTGATTATCAAATTTAGGAACATTTTGTTCAATCGCAATTTCTTGGTCACTCCATGGCGATTTTATTTGATTTTTTTGCAATTTTTTTATCTTTCTTTCTTCTAATTCCGCTATCATACTGCGCTTCATAAAATCAATATCTGATTCACCACACGCATCAATCACAAAACTTACAAAATCTGCGTGTTTTAATTCTGAAAATGGGGTAAAATTTTCATCTTTTGGATTAGATAAATAAATATCTTTCATTATAAATGTTGTTTCGTCTCCTTGCGATTCAACATCATAAGCCACAAATGCAAATTTTATTCTTTTAACGGTATCGGGAAATAATGAATCGTAATTACTTACTTCCGTTTCTAAAATATCCCATTGAAAAATGTAAGCCATAATTTTATTTGTTTAAAATATTCTGCGACAAGTAATGTATAATGTTCCCCCTTTGTCCGTCAATTGGTAACCCATCGCTAATCGAATTCCTGACGATGCACCTCCGTTTGATTCCGATGTAACTTGTAACCAATCAAACGATGTACTTCTATTTGCAAAAAATGGCGCATAAGTCCAACCACTTGTTCCCCAACCATAAGTGTCACCGTATGGGCTAAATAAGAAAGCCGTTGAAACACCCCAACTTCCGTTGTTTGTTGCAAAATATACACTACAAACATACGTTCCGCCACCTTGCAAATCACCCTGATAAATAGCCACTTGGCCGGGGTTTGCCCAACCCGTATTGATATTGTGTGCGCGTGAAACCGTGTGTGTTGAACTTCCACCCGATGGTCCGGTTGGTCCCGTTGCTCCGGTTGGTCCGGTTGGACCGGGGCCACCTGATGGTCCGGTAGGTCCGGGGCTACCCGTTGGACCGGTTGGACCGGTTGCACCGGTGTTACCTCTTGGAATGGTAAAGTTAAACACGGCCGCCGAACTTGTTCCGCTATTTGTAACCGATGCGTTTGTGCCTGCATTTCCCGTCGTTGTCGTGCCTGCCGCAACCGTTGCCGCTGAACCCGTTGGACCCGTCGGACCCGTCAAACCCGTCGGACCTGTCGGCCCGGTATTTCCTTGGATTCCCTGAATACCTTGTGGACCCGATGGACCCGTTGGTCCGGTTGGTCCGGTTGCACCTTGTGGGATTGTGAAATTAAATACGGCCGCTGATGTTGTACCGCTATTTGTAACACTTGCGCTTGTTCCTGCCGCTCCGGTTGTTGTTGGACCTGCTGAAACGGTAGCCGCTAAACCTTGTGGACCCGTTGGACCAATAGGACCAATAGGACCCGTATCACCGGTGTCACCCTTTAAACCTTGTGGACCGGTTAAACCCGTTGGACCGGTTGGTCCCGTTTCTCCCGTTAATCCGGTTGGACCTTGTGGTCCGGTCGGACCCGTTGGTCCCGTTAAACCCTGCGGACCGGTTGGTCCTATTTCTCCCGTATCTCCCTTTATTCCTTGCGGACCTGCGGGGCCGGTTGGACCGGTTAAGCCAATTGGTCCGGTATCTCCGGTGTCACCTTTAATTCCCTGCGGACCGATAGGGCCTGCCGGACCGGTTAAGCCGATAGGACCGGTATCACCCGTGTCTCCCTTGATTCCTTGTGGGCCGATAGGACCTGCCGGACCCGTCTCACCTTGTGGTCCCGTAGGACCCGTCTCCCCTGCAATACCTTGAATTCCTTGTGGACCAATAGGACCCGCGGGACCGGTTAAGCCAATTGGACCCGTTGGGCCAATGTCACCCGTATCTCCTTTAATACCTTGAATTCCTTGCGGACCGGTTGGTCCCGTCAAACCTTGTGGACCCGTTGGACCAATGTCACCGGTGTCTCCTTTAATTCCTTGAATTCCTTGTGGACCCGTTGGACCAATTGGACCCGTCGGACCCGTCGGACCGGTTAAACCCGTTGGACCGATTGGGCCGGTCGGGCCGGTAGGACCCACGGGACCCTCGGAAATTGTAAATGTTTGATTGGTAGACAAATCTTTTGTCTCACCGTTTATTGTAATTGTTGTATTAGAGTTTGCAGGGGTATAGCCCAACGCATCAACAACGCTTTTATTTTTCCATAATCCCGAAACCGTGTCATAAAATAAACCTTGATTTGCTTGTTTATTAACAATTAAAACATCGTGTAACTCATTTATTTCAAATCCGTTTTGAACCTTAACAAAGATTTCTCCATTGTTTTGGCTTACCCGCGTAACAATACCAATAAACACAAGGTGTGCCGGTGCAACCGGTTTGTTTGTTAGGCCATAAATTAAAGCCCCATCGACACCCAACCAAACGGGGTCACCTTGCGTTGCTGACGATGTATTTAAACCCGACAAAAGACCCTCGGTAATAACCGTTCCTTGACCATTTACGGCCAAGTTTTGCATAATTAATCCAAGTGTTTTGCTTGATGTATTTTCGGACGCGTTTGATGCCTTTACGACAATCATATTGGTTCCGTCTTGCGTTGGGCTTACATAAACCGCTTGTCCCTTTGTAAGTGCCACACCGGCCTTTACATTGTGACGCATTACGCTTGTCCAAAGTGCATAATTATCAATCCACTCCGTATTGAAATCCGTTGCGTCAACCTTTGCCAAAATCTGACCGGCTAACCCGCCGTCAGGAATTAAACCGCCTTCGCTTAAACTTCCGTCACCTCTTACGACCTCATTTGCCGTACCGGTAGGGTAAGGGTAATAAGTTGTGTTATCGTAAGAAATTGTCGTTCCGTTTGCCTTTACAAAACCGGTTCCATTAAGGTCGTCTTGCTTTGCCGCTAATGCGTTTTGTAAATCTGTTTGATTGGCAATATTTCCGCCAATGCCTCCCCAAATAACGGCCGCCGATGTTGAAACCTCAACGTATTGCGTTCCCGTCCAACGATACAAAAGACTTGTGTCGTTGGTTACATAAAACGTAGTTTCATTTCCAACCGTTGGCAATGCGGAAATCGATGCGACCAAAAGGTAATTCGACCCGATTATGTTTCCCGATGTACTGAAAACATTAACTTCAATTAAATTCGGGGTCGTATTAATTTGAACGACCTGCGAATTGTCAGTTACTAAAATATCAATCGTTTGGTCCGCCATTATCTCGTAATTTCTTTTGTAATTGAAAAAATTCCACTTATGTAAGTACGCACATCCCCGTTTGCGAATGTGATTTGAATATCATATTCGTAATCATATACGGGAATGTCAATGATTTGTTTATTGATGCAAAATTGACCAAGCGTTGGGGCCGTAATTGTGATGCCTAAACCTGATACCGATGTCAAAGACAAGGCCGGTGTCGCGTCACTTGCGCATTTACGCAACTGCATTTTAATAACCGCGCCCGTCAAATTTTGAACTACCGAATTAATCTTTAATTCAAAATTCACGATATCGAACGTGTCCCCCTTTATGTGTGAAAAATTAAGACTCATCTTTTATTTTGCTTAAATATGTTTTCAATTTTTTTATATGTTCCGGTTTTGGCTTGTAAGATTTACAAGACCCATCCGGTAAAACTTGCGTCTTTTTCGGGATAAACGTCGGCATTACTATTTTGGTTATATTCAGGATAAGTATTTTGATTAAAACACATGTAATCGATAAATCGACGCGTGTAACTTTGCGCAACTTGTCGTTCTTTTTCCACAAGATAATCAATTTCGTTCTTTTCTACCGAATTACTATTTTCTGACGTGTGTTTAAATACCCCTTTATTTGCGATTGTGTACGCGGCAAATGGTAAATATTCAACCATCGTCCAATGAATCAACATGGGCTTAATATAGGTGTTCAAAAGCATTAAATAAGGGGCCGACAAATTATCGGCAACAATCCCGTCATTTATTTTATTGAACAACTTGGTCCCAAGGTAGTTTTGAATGTGGATATCCTGCGCAATTTTTACAAATTGAATGAAATTATCCGTGTCCAAATTTCCGTTTAATGCCGTAAATTTTACGACTTCTTCACGGTTTACAAATAATGCTTGTGCCATGTTTTATTTTGGTAAAAATCCTTGATTTGGCATATTTATTGGTTTTGTGTAAACCAATTTACTATCCTTTTTATAATTTTTCCCGTCTTCTTTGCTGAAAGGTGCCGGCAATATTTCGCCTGCTTTTCTTGCCTCCGCCGGGCTTATTTCTTTTGCTCCTTTTTTTCTTGGGTCCGTGAATCTTTTATATGTTTCGCGCGTCCAAAAATGATGGCATGCCCCTCCTCCTTTGTATAAAAAAATATCGTAAGTGTCAGCACCTCTTGGTCCCCATCCCGGATTTGTACTTGCCTTTTTGCTCATGGCCTCAATATCCTCTTTGCGATACAATTTATTCATGGACGTCATTTTCTTGCAAAATTCGCGGCTCTTTGCCGTTGTTTCACCCGAATAGCGATAACGTGAAATAAATAATTTTCCGTCCTGCTCGCTTTTTAAATTAGGCTTTGCCACTCCCGTTGTAACGAAATCCCATGCCTTTGAAAGTAATGATTTTTCGGGGTTGTTTAATGCGTTTAATTCAGCATCCAAACGCGCCTCGTCTTCTAAACTTTCAACCATTCGTGAATCAATTAATTCCCATTCATCAAGGTTGATGTCTTCGCCAAATTCTGACAAATCCATTTCGTCAATGTGGGCCGATAATTTAACACCGGTTTCTTCTTCTGACGTCTCTGTTCCTATTGGCTTACTTAAATCGGTGAATTCTAATGGTTGTAACGTCTTAAAATAAAGGTGTAATGATATTCCATTAAATGCCAATATTTTGTCAACTGCGTCCAAGTATGTGTCTTGGAATGGACGAATTACCATGTTATCAAATAAGATAATCGCGTTCTTTAATTCGTCAGCGTTTGAACTGAATCCGTTTGAACTTGGAATTCCGAATTGTAAACCACTTACCACCCCGTGACCTAATAAGATTTTGTTGCGTGACTCGTCCGCTAAATATTCATAATGTTTTGGCGCATCATTTAAAGGAACCGTGTCAATCGTTGTCTTTTTAGTCTCGTCAGAATTAAACGAAACGACAACTTTCTTGCCATGCGACCCCGTTAATTGACCCTTTACTTTGCTCGCCGTGATTTGTTGTTCTTCTTCGTCAGGAACCCCGTTGTTGAAATTGACAACCGTTGTCGGGCTAAATCCGTTTTGAACGTCATTGATTAAATAATCCGCAATTTCTTCTTCTAATTTAGCATAAGGAACGGCCCCGATATAATCAACATTTGAGAAATATTTTTGGCCTACCGTGTAATTGCCTACCCATAAAATTTCCAAAGGTGCGGACCCACCCATTCCGAATGCCGGATAAAATTTAGGTGTGAATTTCTTTGGGTCCTCCCAATTGTCCGAATAATAATAACCTTCAATTTCGCCTTTTTCGTTGCATTTCTTTGGTCTCCACAATTGAATTGGGGAATGTTCAACCCTAACAATGCTTTTCTTTGATTTGTCGTATATTACCTGAAACACACATTGTCCCAATAATTTCAAATCTAAAATTTGCTTTTTTACAATGTCGTTGCGAAACAACATTTTCATTTGCGCATATTCGTTCGGCTTCTTGTTTGAATCCGTTGCATCAATACCACGTCCATAAATTAATTTAGAAATGTTATTAATAACCGAATTGTTCGTTGTTGAATTATTGAAACGGTCAATTAGGTATTTGAAAAAATTATTGTCTTCGCCAAATTGAACCCAATCTTCGCGGTTTGATTCAACCGTCGTCGGGGCTTTGTAAGATTCCAACTGAATTAAATGCACGTTTGATTGTGCTTTCTTCTTATTCATAGAAAATTATGTTTGTATCTTTTGAAACGTATTCGTCTTTATTAACCGAATAGTCTTTAATCACTTGGTTTGTGCAAAATGCTTTAATTCTATTCACCAAATGATAACCTCTTTTATTGTTAATAACTCCGTAAAACTTAATTTCAATCGTATAAAAATGACCCTCTTTTAGTGCGAATACATTTTTAAACTTTGTAAAAATTCCTTCTTTTTTGCAATTAATTTGAAAACTCACTTCTTCGTTTGTTGTCTCGTTTTTCACAAAACACCAATTGGCTTGGTCCAAACGTGCCGGAACAAATTTAATCTCTTGTAAGGATGTCGATTCTTTGAGAATAATCATATTACATAAACACCAAATGACCGTTTTTGTTGTAAAACGAAAAAGGGGACATCTGCCCCCATTTCGTATCAATATCAAACTTTTGATTAAACTCCGGTCACTACCGTAAATCCGGCCGTTGTCAAAGATGAAATGATAAAGTTTGCCGGTACCGGCTCTTGACCTTTCAACTCTAAAGTGTATCCCGAAAGGTCACCTAATGCCGCACCCGTTACGATTGTGCCACCTGACACATCCATTCCGTGAACTAAACCGCAATAGAATAAATTTCCATTATTGTCTTCAACGACAACTTGTGGACGGCCATAAGACAACAATTTGATTTGCTTGTGGTCCTTAATTGTCAATTTCTTCAACGTTAACGCAAGCGTTTGGTCAAAGAATGTTGTCCCATTTTCGCGGGACGATGTGATTGTTTGGGTGAACGATGACGTTCCTTTCAAATCATACTTGTAAGCCGTCGGGGTTCCTGCAACTGCCGTAATTGCGTCCGTATCTGTGACATCATAAGTCACTCCGGTCGCATCACCGTTATTTACAAAATAAACTGCTTTTAAACCCCCGTTGCTCGTCTTACATGGTTCTAATCTGCCCAATGAAATATCGCAAGCCATAGTGTTATAAATTTAAAATTTTGAAATAAACCCCCACCGATTTGATGGGGGCTTTGAAAATTAGTTTGCTGAATTTGTAATACCGTATGTCGCGATATCACCTGCGAAACCGTATTGAACACCTCCGAACATACGCATTACATAACGGAAATTTTGTGAACCGTCGATGTCTGCCAAGTCGATTAATTTAACTTCTTGCTTGTCGCTTAATAAAGACGTTCCAAAGAATAAGTTAGATTTTTGTGCCGCGATTGCTTTGTTTGATGCTAAACCGTCAGCAACAAAGATTTTGATACCGTCAAATGACAATGCGCCGTTTGAATACCATTGTGTTCCTTGTCCCTCTGTACCGTTTGCGCCTAAACCTGATGCACCGAAACCACCTAACGCACGAACGTAAGCGCGAGCGATGTTTTGAGAAACATAAAGGTGTAAGTCTTCTTTCGTGTAAAGTGCCGCCGGAATTGCGTCAACCAATTTGCCCAATTCTGCAATTACGTTTGATGCCGTTACCGTAGTACCTGCAACCTCTTGCGCCGCCGGCAAAGATGCGTCAGCCGCTAACAATGTAGCAAAACCATCGAATTCACCTGCGTTTGCGTTAACACCTGACCAAATGTTTGTTTCCATTTTAGCCGCAAC